AAGATTTAGCTGGTAACATTAAAAAAGAGTATAGCTTAAATGCAAACTTTCTAGAGTTAAATAATTTTTTGATTGGTAACATAAATTCATTTGCACCACTAGGAGAATATGTAAAAAAAATTGTTAAACAATATTTGCAAGATGATGATTTAACTGTAGAACTACATCTATATAATTTGTGGGTGAACCTAATGGCACAAAACGAGTTTAATCCTTTACACACACATGAAGGAGTTTTTTCATTTATTATCTTTATAAATATTCCTTATGATATTGAAGAGATGAGAAAAGCCTCTCCTGGTATTAGAAGTAACTCTAATGTATCTGGTGCTTTAGAGTTTGTAAAAGGCAATAGTGATACTATAAACGATTTAACATCGTTACAAATACACGCAGATAAAAGTTGGGAAAAACAATGTTTAATATTTCCGTCTACTTTAAATCATTGTGTTTATCCATTCTACAACACAGACAGTTATAGAATAACTGTTTCTGGTAATTTAGGTTTACAAAGAAAGAGATAATATCATTATGCAATTAGTATTTCCTTTACAAAAAAAAACAATGTGGTCTCCTCCCATTGAGTATAAAGATTTATCAGAAGCAAAAGAAATCGCTATAGATTTAGAAACAAGAGACGAGGGTATTAATAAAGGTCTTGGAGCTGGATGGGCTACTGGCAAAGGTGAGATAGTAGGAGTTGCAGTTGCTACAAAAGGATTTAGTGCTTACTATCCTTTTGGTCATCAGGGTGGTGGTAATTTAATTAAAGAACAAGTCTTATCTTATGTAACAGATTTGTGTGCTTTGCCTTGTAGAAAAATATTTCATAATGCTCCATATGATGTCGGTTGGTTACAAGCATATGGCATCAAGGTACAAGGAGAAATAGTTGACACTATGATAGCAGGAGCTTTGTTAGATGAGAATAGATACTCTTATTCTTTAAACGCATTATGTAAAGAATATCTAGGAGAACTAAAAGCAGAAAAAGATTTACTAGAGTCAGCTAAACTATTTGGTGTCAGTCCCAAAGAAGAATTATATAAATTACCAAGTGAGTATGTAGGATTTTACGCACAAGAAGATGCTAGGCTTACTTATGATTTATGGCAGAGATTTAAAAATGAATTGTATAAACAAAATTTAATGACTATCTGGGAATTAGAAAGAGACTTACAACCTCACCTTATTGAAATGAGAAGAAGAGGTATACGAGTAAATTTAGAAGGAACAGAAAAACTTAAAAAAGATTTTAAGCAAAAAGAAAACATAACTTTACAAAATATAAAAAAATTAGTTGGTAAAGATATTGATATATGGGGGGCTCGTTCCATAAGTTTTGCCTTCGATAAAATGGGTATTTCATATCCAAGAACACAAAAGACAAAAGAACCAAGTTTCACGCAACAATGGTTAATAGAAGATAACAATGAGATATCTAAACTAATCGTACAAGCAAGAGAGTTGAATAAGTTTCATAATACATTTATCAATAGTATTTTGAAATACGAACATAAAGGTAGAATACACGCAGAGATAAATCAACTACGCAGCGATAGTGGTGGTACTGTTAGTGGTAGACTATCTATGAGCAATCCAAACTTACAACAGCTACCAGCTCGAAATAAAGAGTTTGGAAACTTAATACGAGGTTTATTTTTACCAGAAGTAGGGGAT